TCAGCGTATATTGTTAAGCCTTGCGCACCAGAACCATCACCAACAACAATCTGGTTGCCCCCAGAAAAGAAAGACGCAGGCGAACTCGTGCCAATCCCCAAGCTCTCCGCACTCGCATCCCAGAAGAACTTTGCAGTAGTGCCTGTATCCTCGTAAAAGCTGATGTCGCCGCTGCTATCTAATTTCTGAGTGATAGTTCCGCCTGTATAAAACTCCAGTGGATGCGTGTCACTTGTAACATCTAATCGAGCTTGGGCGTTATATGCAGCTATTTCAAGCGAAGAACCATCTGTATTATCTAAGGTGTAAGTAGGGTTAGCGGCTGTAGTATGCGTTATAGCCGTAGTATTGAACGCTACTGTACCATCCACAGTCAGCCCATCGCTGGTCAAAGTCCCTGTGATGTCTACACCTGTGTTGGTGGTGGCTAGTTTTTGGGCAGCGTTAAAATAAAGACCAACGTCTGCCCCCACGGTTGCTCTTAATAGGTAGTTATTTGAGTTATCTAGGAATTGGATATTGTTACCATTAGTTTTTATTCGGAACTCACCTGTACCTGTTTCGTACAAATAACTATGCGCCCCATCATGGTAAATCTGTAGGTCAGACCCAGCACCGAAGATGGCTTTGTCGCTGTCGCCGAAGGTAATGTCAGCGGTTACAGTAGCCCCACCATCCTTTAGGGTTACACCATCAATAACCACGCCATTAGCTGAAGTAATCTCGCTAATAGTATCTACGTTAAGCCCACCTGTGGCAGTAGTCGCACCAGTTACACCTAAAGTTCCAGCTACTGCTGTGTTACCTGTAGCAGACGCAACAGTAAACTTATTAGTATTAATATCAAAGTCACCATCAATGCCTGTAGCACCAGTAACGGCAAGTGTACTAGAAAGTGTAGCTGCTCCAGTCACACCTAAAGTAGAGCTTAAAGTTGCAGCACCAGTCACACCTAGAGTTGAACTAAGTGTAGTTGCACCCGTTACACCTAAAGTTGAACTTAGCGTTGTAGCCCCCGTTACACCTAGCGTACCTGTAATGCTTGCGTTCTCGTCAACATCCAGAGTATCTATATGGGCTGTGCCATCAAGGAAGAGATCTTTATACTCTAAAGAAGTTGTACCAAGGTCAACTGTATTGTCAGTCTTAGGGCGCAGTACGGAAGCTGTAGCTACAACGTCTTGGCTAGGGCCAATCGTTTCAATAGGCGCACCCTCACCTGCAGTGCCATCGTGTGTATGACCTGTTGAAGCGTCAAACGCTGATTGTACTGCGTCAAACTCACCATCTAAGTCAGACGCATTGATAATGTTTCCGTCAGCAATATTGTTTGCTGTATCGTTACGTGTGTAACCTGTTCCCATAACTTACTCTCTTCCTTATTGCCTGTCGTGCGCTGCAAACTCTAACGTAGCTGCGTCTAGTGAAAACGGTGGATCTGTTCCCTCAAAGATATATTGTATTGATACAACAAAACCTGAACCTACAACTTGATTATTAAACACCGATACAAGCTTACCACCGTAACTACCTGAACCAAAGCTTGATACACCGTAAAACGCAACAGTAGCTGTCGTGTTAGTTATACCTACAGATGTAGGCTGTATCTTATTAGGTTCATCAAAGTCAAACTTTAACGTTGCATTACCATCTACTGAACCTTCAGGATCAATGTAAGTAGACAGCTTATACATAGTCTTTCTTATACGTGGATCACCCATAGCAAAGAAAGGTGTACTAAATGTAGCTAAGATATTTGCAGTATCAAAACTGTTACCGCTTTCCATGCGATACACGTAACCGTCACTATTAGCAAATATAATTACTTCATCTGCATCATCAGTAGAGAATACACTATCAGCTACATAAGAACGTATACCTCTAGTTTCACTCCACGCCATACCTTGTGATGTTTGATCAGCAAACTGTGTACCAAGTATACCTTGTGCTGAGTCTTCACTAATAGCTGCAGCGTAACCGAATAACCTGTACTGGTTTTTCTTTCTGATTACACAAGAGCTAAACTTAGTATTAGAGCTAAACAGTTGGTTTGTTTCGCTCTGTATAGGTCTTGATGCAACAGCTAAACCAAAGTCACCAATACGATCAGTTGCACTTAGTAGTCTAATACCATCAGGACCAACAAATGCAATATCACCGCCAACCTCTTGAATAGTATCTTCTTTAATACAACCAATGTCTAATGATATAGGTTGTAACTGAAAGTCAGCTATTGTATTACCTACAAGTCTATGTATTTTACCACGACTAAATATAATTAACTGTTCACGGAAAACTATTAAACCTGTAATGTCATCCGTAACATTTATAACACCAGCACCATTAGCTGCAGTAAAGTCATTATCAGTAAACGGTGCAGTAAAACTTAAAGTACTGCCCTTACCGAAGAATATCTGGCTTTTAAAAGCTACTACGTGATCTGCTGCATCTACACCACTTGCTATATCATTTGGTACATCTGTGAGTACAGTAAACGTTGTACCGTCATACTTATACGGTTTATTAGTACCGTCCACTACCATAACTTCAGGTGTACCGCTAAAGTTATACCTAGTAAATCTATTTACACCGCCTAGCGATCTTTCTGTAGCTAAGAACGTAATAGCTGCATTATCAGCAGGACTAGAAGCTAAGGCAGGGTTAATCGCTAGAGTAGCACCACCAGAGCTTACTGTAGCGTCTGACGTAACTGTGTAGACTTTCTCAATACCAGCTACAGTAAATGTATCACCTGCCTGTGGCGTACCTGTAAGTCCATCTACTATTAAACTTGAACCAGTTTGACTTCCACCATTAACTAATACAGTTCCGTATGAAGGTACATTTATTTGTGTCCAACCTGATCCAGTAGACTTAAATACATCACCATTACGATAAGCTATAGCGTTCTGATTAAAGTAATACAAACCCTCTATAACATCAGAAGTGTTACTAAAAGTAATTGCAGCTTGATCAGCAGGTGAACTATCTAGTGATGCAGTAAGCGTAATAGTAGCTGAGTTATTAGCTGCACTAAATGTTACACCTGATGTAGCAATAGTGTATGTACCCGTTACGCCAGCTATCGTTAATGTATCACCGTCCTGTGGTTCAGTATTAATGTTAGCTATATTAAGCGTAGTACCAGACTGTCCACTACCTTGTACTTTAGGCATACCGTAGGGTGGTACTGTAGTAGAGTCAAACTTATTAAAACCCTCTATACGTCTGTAGCCACCCTCAATGGATGGCTCAAAGTTACGCAAAGTACGAGCAGAGCCAGGAGAGTTAATACCTTGCTGTAAAGGGCTTGCATTGGTTATTAAACCACCCTTAAACTCGACAGGATATGTCTGCCATTGTGTAGGCATATTTAACTAACTCTCGTTGCATTAGAGTAATGTGTAGTGCGGTGAATACGTGTATCCCTCAAGTAGTCATAACGATTAATATAAAGTGTACGCATATTCTTTATACCAGCTTCAAACTTTTGTTGTTGTATGTTTGCATCCTGAGTATTACCTCTGAATAGATACGCATAATACATAGACCCATCCGCTATAACGTAACGAAACTGTTCAGGTACGCTAGGTACATCAGTTGCATTAATTAAGTCTACAGGTAATCTATAATATTCGTACACTAACTCATAGGCGTTATCTGGGGGTGGTACTACGCCATACTCCATGTTAGGTGTACGGAATATACTCTTAGGCAAACCTCTTATAGTATCACTTGTATTATACTCATTATCAATAAACTTGTCAAGGTATTCTTCGTAAGAAAGTATTTTTAGTTTTTCTGTTTGGTTATTAAATGTAGAGTTACGCTTAATACGAAAGCTATCCATATCAGGTACTTTCATATCATTAGGAAAAGCGTAACGTGTTTCACCTGCAGTAAGTGTATCTTCTTGTTCTACGTGGTTAAAGGGCCACTCAAATTCATGTTGATTAATAAAACGTATGGCTGCATTTACACTGTCTTTAGCTGCACTATAAAAGCCTATAGCGTCACCAAAGTTAGAACTCGTAAGTTCAACTTCATTCAAACGCTTATTGACATCATTCACTAAACCTAAAAAGTCATATGCCATATTAGCGTTCCCTTACCCGAAGCTTAATACTTCTTTCAGCAATACTGCCTGTACTGTCAGTC